ACCTCAGGAGCTTTCCGATCCGTATAAAGTTCCACCCTCACCTCACTGATCCGGAAATACACCTGACCATCTGCCGCAAAGTTATCACTGCCCGGCAGCAGGTAACAGATAAACGGCGGCTCCGGGCTTTCCCCCTCTGCAAAATGATCATACGCAAAAGGAATCCCAGTCCCATCAAGAATCCCCACGAAATCTTCTATTGTCATTTCAACGCCGCCTCCACTTCTTTCTCCAGCAGCTGTGCTGCTCTCTCCTCAGCTGGTGCAATATGAGGAAAAGCCCTCGTCCTGCCACCTTTCCTCAGTGCATGACCAAACTCCAACAGATGAGCCAGCTGGTACCTATTTCTGGAATACACCACAATCTCCATTGCATTGGCAGTTTCCTTTGTCGTCTTCGTTGCCCAGCTTTTTGAATACGCACCAGTCTTCACGGGAGCATTGGCCTGAATATCCTTTTTCGCCTGTGCCCCAGCTTTCTTCACCGCCTTCTTCATATCCTCAGAAGCCAACTTCGCATACTCTTCCAGTCCTTCCATAATGACATCCGCCATCTGACTGACCGTACATCTGTCCCCTACCATCCGATCACCTCCGCACTTTCCTGCACGTAAACTTCACGCACTTCTTTTTAAAATTCAGATGATCCACATTCACAATGTCATAAATCTCCCCACGAAACAAAATCCTGTGGGTAACAGACCGGATCCCGGAAACCTTCTCACAGAACCGCACCATCACCGTCATTCCCACATCCTCCACCACAGTCCCGGCAGATTCCATTTCCTTTGAACTGGCAAGTCCCTCGCCGCCGATCGTAGCAAAACAGCAGTAATCCTCAGTCCACTCATTCCGGTGATTTCCAATCCCGTCCTTCACCACAGAACACTTCTGAAAAACCACTTTTTCATTCAACAATCCAACATTCAAAACCCCCACCTCAGAATCCCGGCTTTCTCACTCCAAACAGCAGGCTCCGCAGATCCAGCACCAGCTGATGATGATCCGCATCTTCCCTGTGCTCATACAGATAAGCCACCGCATACTGCACAGCGATCTTCGTCCCCTGCAGTTCCTCAAACTCATCCTCATCAGCAATCCTCGCCACATCCATACAGATCTGCTGTCCCTGCTCGATCAGATCAGAAAGAAGCCTGTCATCGTCCTCAAAATCCACCCGCAGATAATTCTTCATTTCCTTAACCGTCACAATCATGGAACATCACCATCCATCTCTGCCATATAAGAAGCATAATTGCTCCAATAATCTGCTGTCTGGTACGCACTCAGCATCCCCTTTGGCACATAAATCTTACAGTCTTCTGAAATCCCATAAAAGGCATTCACCTGAGCAAGATTCGGCGGCCAGATTGAAAGAAAATAATATCTTTTCATTCCTTTGCAGTTTTCAAATCCATATTTATCAATAAGAGTCACTGTATCTGGAATTACCAGTTCTGTCAGCATACAGCATCCTGAAAACATATACTCTGCAATTTCCGTCAAACCGCTTCTCAGAATTATGTGTTCCAGCATACGGTCATTTCTAAATGCACTTCCAGCAATAGTTTTAACTTTTGGGGAAAGATATACTTCCTTCATAACCAGACATTCATTCAGTGCATATTTACCCACTGACATAACTGAATCTGGAAGTGTAATGCTTTCCAGTGAGTAGCATTCCGAAAATGCATAATCCGGCAATGCATCAATCCCATTCGGAATCGAAACATTTTTCAGGCTACTGCACTGCTCACACAAATATCTCGGAATATATCCCCATCCTCCCCAAATCCCCAAAAATTTCAAACTGTAACAGCATTTTACAATTCCATTTCCAGGCGGCATCTTTGTTTCCGCCAGCACAATCGACTCCAGCTTTGACATACCACAAAAACAATAGGAATCCAACTGATAAACCTTTTTCCCGATTTCAATTTTCCTGACTGCTGACAGGTATTTCATATTTTCCTCTTTGCTTTTCTTTCCTGCTGTAAAAACATAAGACCCTTCATTGTAACCTCCGAAGAAGCTGAGCATATTGTTTTCCTTCGGCAAAAAACGGATTACATACTCTCCCGGTTCCGGATACTGATGTGTCAGGGTAATCCTGTTATATCCTCCGCCAGCAGCTGTTTCCAGCTGGCTTCCATCACCCCAGTCTATTTCCACACCATTGTAGAAAGTCTGTCCAAAAGACACCTGTGGTTCCAGCATATCTTCATCCAGCACTACATAAAACCTTGTAGCTCCATCATCCGTAACATACAATGCCGCCACATTCATTTCCCGATTCGTCGCTTTCAGATCCTCCAGCGTCCAGTTCCATCCCGTACAAATCAGTTTCTCATGAGAAGGCAGATCCGGCAGGTCCTCCATCTCTGCCAGTTCCTCAAGAGAAAAACTGTGCAGCAGCGTCCCGTCATAATCAAAAAAACGAATCGGCAGGGACATATCTGCACCACTGCTGCCGGACGGAATCCTGCTCACCGCATCCGGAATCTCTGACGGCTTCATCAGTTCAGAAGTCCCACCCCTGGCACGTACTGCATCCGCAATGGCAGTCAGTGTTTCTTCTTCCACAAGCACATTTGCCATCAGTACGCCACCTCATTTCCATCAACCAGTTCATCCAGACGCCGCCCCATCTTTTCAACAGCATCCCGGATATCCTTCACCTGTTCCTCTGTCTGGAACTTGCTGTCATTTTCCAGTTCACTGACCTTCGTAGGCACCGGAACACTACTTCCACTGCCAAGTCCCAGTTCCTCAGAAGTCTTATTACCAGTCAGTTCCACGCCATTGATCTGCGGCTTATGGCTCATATTTTCATAATTATTAGAATTAGGAACACTGCTCATGGTTCCCGTCAGCTGCTCCATCACGCCACCTCCACCGTCAGTTTCAAAACCTTATTCGCAATAAAAGTACATCGGTAACCATTGCTCTTATTCAAAGACAGTTCCCATATATACCGCCCCAGTTCCAGATGCTTTGTGTCTTCCTCTGCAAACCGGATCACCTTCTCCTTCACATCTGCTTCAATCCTCACCGCAGGTTCCAGATCTGCCTTATTCCGTTTCGCAGCAAAGACCACAGAATCCCCTTCTTCAAACTGATACTCCGTCCCATCCGGCAGAAATGCCTGGAATGCAAAAGAAGGCGTATCGCCCTTTGTCATCTCAATC